AACTTGTGGTTCTCCATCAAAAACATAAGTTTTATAATCTTGCCAATCAAATTCTCTCCATTCAAAAGTTTTGTATCCTGCAAAATCCTTAATTATTGTCCAAATCTCCCCAAATTCTATAAGGCTTAAGCCTGGAATTGTAATAGTAAAAGTATCTCTACTTGAGAAGGGGATAGTCCCGGTTAAAGAATAACCATCGCCTAAATCATCACCATTACTTTCTATTTTTTTAGCCTTAGTTAAATCCCATTTAACGGGAGGTAATTGTAAGATTGTCATAAATTTATTTTTAAGTCCCTGTAATGTATCCCATATTTAAAATTGTAACAGGAATAACAAAGGTTTTGCTTTGTGTTGCTAAGATTGTAACCAACGAAGGTTCGGAATAAAATGCGACCAATTTACCAGAGGTATTTCCTACCACGCTAGTGGCATCGGCTAAAATTACCACACTTCTATAAGTTAGACTGCCACCGGTTGCTGTATGAGTAAACGTTAAATTAGGAAATTCGTAACGTTTGTCTGTGCTGTCATAAGATCCTAAGCTAAAACTTAATGATTTCCTAACGTATCCGTTAGTTGCAGCTAATTCATCGGTAATAACATCCGCTAAAATATCCGACCTTAATCTTAAGCTAGAGGTGAGAATTGCGTAAAAACCACTAGAATTAGGTGCGCTCACACCTCTAAACATTACGTCTCCGGTTAGTTTTATAAAACTATCAAAAAATGTTGCGGCTGGCATACCAATTTACTCCTAAATTAATTAACTTCTATACCTAAACCCAATCCCAATTCCATAATTGTTACTGAAGAATAAGATTTGTATTTTTCTACCCACTGAGAAGTTTTCCCTTCCGTCGAAATAGCAGCTATCCGAATATAATAAGTGGCATCTAAAACGGTGGGAAAATTCCAGGAAGCATAAAGTCCTTGAGTTTCTATTCTGTTACCCCAAGTTCCATTAACCCCAATCTTATACTCTGCAATATAAGATTTTGTATAACTTTCTATTCCGCCGCCAATACGAGTAGGTTGTTCCCAATAAGCTTCTATCCCTAAATTATTATTTAAAATATTTAAAATAACGTTATTGGGGGGAGTCATTACCGTAGGGGGCTTATTAATATTAGGCAAGTTTGTAATGCTTATTCCCGACTCTATTTTGTTTTCTAAATCAGGATCATAAAGTTTGGCGGTAATGTTAAAAAATAAAGGATTGTCAGACGGATCAATCGCTAAAATTTGGTATTGGTGAATATTTACAGAACCGTCTAGTATTTGCCAAGTTGAATGAGGCAAGGGTAATAAAGTTAGTGGTGGCGAAATGTTAATTACGTCATATTCTCCACTACTATTTAAGATATCTCGCTCTATTGTATAAATATCTCCAAATTCATCAGTTAAAGTTAAGATAATCACCGCATACACATTGTTAATGGAAGTTGGTGCATCTAAAGTAATCTGTGTAGAAGTAGCAGAAGAAATTAAGCCAGCCTTTCTTTGTCTACCTCTAGCGCTATCAGCAATTTGTACAACTTCCCCTGGCTTAAAAAATATGGCATGAGGACGACATTCAAAAGAGATTTGTTTGTTGTATTTAGGAAGTGAATTGTAGATAATTCTACGCCCTGCTCTAATAGCTGCGCCTCTCGTAATTACTCCTAAAGCTGTAAATTCTTCTTGGTAGTAACCATACTTACTTACTGCCTCCACTACCTCCACTGGTTCAGGGCTTTGCTCGTAGTCATTGGTTGGATCGGTGTACCAGACTTTGCAAGCGGTGGTTATCGCTTGGTATTCACCTTGTGATGGAGAAAATTTACCGCCCCTTACATCGGCATTGCATAAAATTCTTGGTAAAACACTTTGCGGTCGCTGTTGCCAAAATCGCCACTGTGTTCCATCCCAATAAGGTTTGGTCGCAAAGGTCGCACAAATTGCCCTGATTGTCTCAATAGTTACCTGTTGTTGTGTAATTAGCCCATTAAAGCTATATCTTCTTTCTGTACCGCCAAAGCCATTACTTATTAATACATTGTTATAAACAGAGCATTGGTATAAATCCCATTTATTAACTTGGGAAGTAGGGTATCCTAACCCGCCATCTTGCCTACTCCGAGTAAGCAGTGCATAAACCGCCCAAGCCGGATCGGTTGTTGCTAGGGATGGGGTGAAAAAATTGCCGTCCCATCCCCCACTAAAAGTTAATCCTCTGTCTGTTCTCGGTGTGCTAATCGTGGAATTAGTAGGAATAGGGAAAATGCTACCAGCTAAAAATAAGCTTACTTCCGGGTCAGACTGAAATAATTCGGAGTTAAAGTTGTACCAAATTAAAGCTGTGCCGATATAGCTAACTTGTTTTTGCACAACTTCCGTGAGAGTTAACCATTGCAAAGACCTCGCTACGTCTGCGGTAGTAGAATCTGGTGAGAGTTTTTCAATCCTTACGGAATACTCATCTACCGTTTCATTAACTTGGTAAAAATACTGGAAGACGGTAAAAGTAGGGTATCTACCGCTAATAGTTTGGGTTGTTTTTTCAACAAACGCTCCACTCACGCCCTCTTTAACCAAAATCCTAAAAGTTATACTATCCTCTTGACCTGCATTATCTAATTGAATAGCTAACCTTATCCTTAAAGCCGTAATGTCTGCATTAAATACCGTGCGGGTTGCGCTAAGAGAATGAGTAACCTCAACACCAATGGTGTTTTCTGTGTTAATTTCATTTAGTCCGTTAGGGAACGGTGTCTGATCTTTAGTCCCTACCCTCAAATCCCAAGAAAAATCTTGGAAGTTAAAGCTACCGTCACTGTTTTGTAAGGGTGTGCCATTTAAAGAAATGTCCTTACTTCCGTTAGGCAATCCCTCAATTCTTCCTTCGCAGATGCCAGCTATGCCTCTAATATAGTCTTTTGAAGAGCCTGTAACTGGGGCATTTTCTTTCTTTTTGTCTCCACCGCTTCCCATAATTATTTACCTCCACCGATACTACTAAATCAGAGTTTAGTATATTCTGACACTATATCATAGCTAAGTACCATAACGTCCTTCATCTTCACTTGACTGCCAATAGCTATTGGAATGGGCGTTCCTTCCTGGGTTCTAGGACTCCCACCCTGGAAGTTTACGCTACGTTTTTCTTCTGTTGGTTTTGGTGGATAGCCATAAAAAATACTTTGCAAACCCTGGACGATACCGCCCACGATTAAGGCAGTATTGCCAGTTAAAATTCCTACCCCAATTAATAATATTGGGGTAAAAACTCTCATAAATCCATCCCCACTTCCCTCAAAAACCTCTTCTATGATTATTGTTTTGCCAGAAATAGGGAAGAGTTGGAGGTTTGGTGTTTGTGGCAACAATTCTTTTTCCCAATTTTCGCCAACGCAAGTTATCTTATATTGAGATTCCCTTTGGGAAAGTACAAAGTTTTTAAAATCAGGGAATTGCGAGGATAAAAAATCAATAACTTCTTTAGGATTTTCTACGCTTGCATCAAACTCCTCTCCAAACTTTTCCCCTAAATTTCCCTTAAGAATAATTTTAGTTTGCATCATTTTAACCTCCCATGCTCAACTACTAATTTTCGCCAATTTTCGTCAAAAACATCCAGCCTTGATTTTTGCCTTACTCCAGGGGAATGAAGGATTAAGTTTAATTCTGGGTTAACTAATACTGCCAAGTGATTGGCTTTTCTGCCACCTCTTAAGGCAATGCCAAAAATATCATCTTTCTTAAATTGGGAAGAATGTAAAGGCAGTCTAGTAAATTTTTGAGTAAAATCCCAACAATCCTCAAAAGACCAATCAGGATTATCAGTGGGTGGGGTATTGGGGCGTTTCCATTCCCCAATCTCCACATTTAACATTCCTAAGAAATACCTGCGAATTAAAGCAAAGCAATCTGTCCGCCCCCAGTCAAATCGCCATCCTAAATAAAATTCTATTTCTTTACTACTATAATTAATTTTATTTAAAGGATAAGGATTAGGGTTAGAAGGTTCGTAATAATCCCAGCAATTGAAATCTTCGTGGGCATGGTAAAGCAAAGATGGGACGTTTAAATAATTAGCTAGAGCTAAATCTCCAGCAGTAAAACTTCCCTGATGTGTGGGCTTAAAATGCGAGTGCCAAAATAATAAAATATCTTCTTTTTTAAAATCAGCTAAGGTAATTCTAAAGCTATCCCCCGGCACAGGGTGAGTGTTCCTTAAGTTTAAAACTTCCTTATTTTTAAGGATAATTCCACAAGCTTCTTCATTATTTTCCCTACCCTCCAAGGCATAAGTTTTAACTTTATTTAATTCCTCTATGCTTAGGTTGGGAATTAGGGGGACGTAATTAGGATTTTGATTAATTAATGGCATCGTTCCCTTGTAAATTCAGTATAGTTATAGTATAATATAAAACATCTGGTAAAAGTTAAAAAGTTAAGGAAAGGGTAAGAGAATGCAACTACAAAATAAAATACAAAGTCTTGATACGTATACCATGACCGTTCCGAGAGTGCGCGGGCGTGGGAAAGTAAAAATTTTAAATAATATTACAGAAAATAGGGAAGAGATTTCAGAAAGACGACTACCAGGAGATGACTTGTATTTTCCTCCTGACGTTAATTAAAATACAAGCCTAATTAAAAGCACCTTCTAAAACTTTATTTTTTAGAAGGTGCTTTTAATTCTTAAAGGTTAAATTAACTTAAAAACTCTAAGTTTAAATTGCTTAAATTAACTTTCCTAAAACCCTGACCAACTAAACCCTTACTGGAAAATGGATTTACAGGTCTGTGATTTTCAAAAATCCACTGATACCTACCTTCTTCCCAAATACCCATATCTATCGCCATTTGTGATTGTGAAGAAATTACTTCAGGAGTCATTAATATGCAATCTACCATCGTAACTAAGCCCAAGACTTTACCAAAAGGTAAACTTTCAAAAAATAACTCCAAAGAATAATCGCCTTTTAAATTTAAGCCGCCGTAACCTAAACTTTTCCTAAGACACTCTCTTTGTAGAGGAAGGTTGTTTTTAAGTGCTGAACAAATTAATAAATCGCCTCGGTAAGAGCATTTTCTACTACGGGTTTCGTCTTTCTTGATTAATTCTCCTTCTCCTGATTGGGTTTTTGTAAATAAGGCAGATGCCCAAGGTTGCCACAAAACCAGGCTCATTATTTCATTATTATTCATCTCGCCAAAACACCTTCCTTTTATAAATAAACCATTGTTCATTTGGAGGAATACCCTCTAAATTAATTAATTTAGAGGAAAAGAAATTACCTAAAAAACTACTTAGCTGCCAATTTAAATTTCACTTAGCTTTCGCCCACATTTCCACATCTTCTACGCCCCAATATTCTCCCGAATATGCTTTAAACAAATTGGGATAGAAGTACCCCACGATCGCATTTTTACTTACGAGTTCTTTACCTTTTAGGATAAAGAGAACTTTATCTCCAGCAGATGGTTTTTTAGCAACCGGACTATACCAATCCAAACCCGTACCCTCTAATTTCTTAATTAAATAATCCAAGTACCATTGCGCCTTCTTTAAATCCTCCAAACCTCCTTTATGTTCCATCCTCCACAAATATTTAATTACATTTCCCCTAACAAATCCTTTTAATTCATCTGGGGTTAATGCTGCGGTAATGGCATCAATACATTCAATTTCACCATGATTATAGTGAGAGGGGTTATTTACTTTATCGTCACCTACTTTATTTTCAAACAATCCATGTACGTATTCCTGTATTTCCTCTCTAGAACCAAACTCTTTAACCTTAACGTCAGGTAAATCCATAAGGTTTTTCTTCCAGTCATCAACGCTCTTTTCTGCCCGTTGATCGTAATTAATTTCTTCCAATACCTCTTCGACAAGGAGTTTGGTTAAGCAAAAAATGCTATCTAAAGCAGAGATGTGAGCGTCGGAGGCTTGTCCTTTATCTCTAGACTCTCTTATAAAAGAAGTCAAATTTTCCATAACAGAGGACAGGTCTTTAATCTCTTCACAATAAACTCTCTTTAAATCTTGTTTCATTTCTAATTACCTCTTAATGTAGTTTTAGTTGGAAATAGTACGACATCAAACCCTTGTTTTCTTAATTCTAATGTCGTGGGAATAGCGTAGTCAGGACTTAAGTTTTCTTTAATTATCCTAAAACCTCCACTTACAGGCAAGGTTAGGGATAATTTTGGAGTTAAGTCCGCGAAATAAATAATACCATCTTCAGGGATAGGATGTATTATTATTTCTATTGCTAAGAAGTTTTTAATTAAATCCATTGTTTTTTAAAAGTAAAGTCCCGAAATTACTACGCCAAGCTAAGACATTAACTCTTTCTGTTAACTCATCCAACCTTAAGTGAAAGTCTTTTTTAGTAAACTTAGTGGTGACGACGTAAAATAATCCATCCATAAAAGTGCAATAAATAGGGATTGCACTACCGGAAGTGATTACTAAACACATTTCATTGTCTCTTGGCAACTCTTTCTTAGGATCTTTCCAGTCTGAGTCTGTACTTAAGCTAAGTTCTAAATCCTGCATTTTCTCTACCCCGCTAAAACTACTTTCAGATTATTCATGAGATGCGATCGCCAAATTGGAGTTAAAGCCTCCCCAAATTCCCCTTCCATTTTTTGCCAAATCCATTTCTCACTTTTTGAAGAAAA